AGGAAGTGTAGTGATTACAGCACGTACACGTAAAAGCACTATTAGGATCAACGACATGCTTGCCGTTGATTGGAAAGATAAGCGATGGTTCACGCCTAAGCTTGCTAGAGACGAAGTTGACCCGATTGGCACTCCTAGAGTGCTTGCCAACTTTGTGCGTGACGGTGACGATACGACGGCTAACAGTCCTGATCCTGTGATCGAGACAGTTCGCTACGCAGAGCTGCTTAAGATCCTTCCCGACAAGATCGTCAATAACTTGGAGAAGGCTCGTCTTGCGCGTGAAGGCAAGATTCAGATGATGAAGGCAGGACTCGGTTTTGAAGAGCTGCTTTCAGCGACTATCACCGATGGTTCGGCTATCGCGTCTTCGTCGTCAGAAACACGTTTGCAGCCTGCCATTCTAATCCCTGCGAACTACATGCAGCCTTACGGTAACTCAAGGTTCATTACCGCTAAGGCCAGAGGCCGTGGCACTACACTCACTACCGGTGCTACGATGGTCTTCCGCCACAGGATCGCTACGACCGATGTTATCACTGGTACCGCGATCATGGCTACTGGTGCAATGGCTGCTGATGCTACCGCTCAGACCGCTACGATGTGGGAGTGGGATTCGGGTATTAACAGCCGTACTTTCGGTTCTGCTGGTACAGTGTTCGGTATGGGTCGTGCGGGGCTTGCGTGGCATTCAGCGTTTACCGCTGCGAACGTCGCTCTTGCATTTGCAGGGTCAGCAGGCTCAGCCACTCCTGCCGCTGTTACCTGGGATATGACTGTTGACCAGTACTTCCAGTTTACAGCACAGTGGTCGCTCGCTACGGCGTATTCCATTCAGTGCCATATGTACAGGTTGGAATCGCTTAACTAATGCCAGTAGGGTTAGTCCTAACGGAAGAACGCCGCGACTTTCCTCGTGGTGGTTTTACTGGTCTGTCTCGTGAACAGCCGCGTTTGCGGTTTATCAGCGATGACTACCGACTCCTTCCGTACTTTGAAATCGCGCCGACACCTGCTGGTGCAGAGAGTACCGACGCTGCGACGGTTACCATCGACATTACGGTTGTCACACCTACGGTCGTATACACGGACGATTTCAACCGTAACCCGATTGGTACTACGTGGCCCGCAGCTTTTGGTGATCCACAGCTTTCTATCACGTCAGGACAGATTGCTGGTGCTATCTCTGGTTACGAAGGCGGTTATTGGGATACGCCTGGTTTTCTCTACGACTACAGTTCTGAGTTTCTTCTTTTCGCTGTTCCAACAGGTACTGATGAATCATGGCTTAACGTCAGAGCTAGAGCTACAGGTGGTAGCGGCCCACCCACAGGTTCATGGGACGGTTACGGATTAAGAGTCAGTCCTGGCGGTAGTTGGCTATTCGGGTCTGTTACCAACAGCGTCATTAATACACTTATCAGTGGTGGTGCTGGTGACTATACCTCTGGCGATACTGTTAGGGTCGTAGCCCACGATAATACTTTCCAAATATGGAGAGTACGTAGTGGCACACCTACGTTGCTAGGCACCGTTGTAGATAGCACCTATGCAGGAGGATATGCAGGTATCGAGAATAAGGGCTTTTCTGCTCTAATCGACAACTTCCGTATAGATGAGCTTACCGAATCTGCGGAATTCGTTGACAGTAATACGCCCTATGTTCTCATCACTCCATCTGGCTCTGACACCTACACCGCTGGTGGTATCGCTTATACCGACTCAGCCACAGTGCTGGTCGATTTGCAAGGTAGTGGTACTGAGCAGCGTGAGAGCACTGACAGTGCTACTGTATATATTGATATTCAGGTCAGTAGCAGTGATATCGCACAGTTCGTCGATAGCGACACTGTGACTGTTGATATCACTCCGAGCGGTAGCGACATTGCACAGTTTGTAGACAGTAGTACCGTTTACGTCGATATCCAGCCAAGCGGCTCAGATACCATCCAGGCGGTCGAGAGCGCCACAGTAATCGTCGATATCACACCTAGTGGTACTGACGTTGCTGACTTCGTAGACAGTAATACTGTGTATGTCGATCTTCAGGCTTCCGGTACCGAGAATAGAGAGTCTTCGGACGCTGACACCGTTTTGGTGGACTTGCAGGCCAGCGGCACAGATATCGCGCAGTTTGTAGACAGCGCGACTGTGTACGTTGACCTCGACGTTAGTGGTAGTGACATTAGAGAGAGTTTCGACGCTGCAACCATTACAGTGCTAATCCTTGCTTCGGCGACTGACACAGCACAGTTCGTTGACAGTGCTACGGTGCCTGTGTTGATTACGCCGTCTGGAACAGAGCAGAGGGAGTCATCCGATACGAATAGCGTCTATGTGGATATCACCACGTCATCCACTGATGTTGCGATATTCACGGATAGCGGCACTGTGACGGTCGTGGTGACCCCCTCTGCTACTGACACGATACAGGCGGTAGAGAGTGCTACGGTGTATGTAGACATTCAACCGATCACTACCGACGAACACCGCGAAATCACAGATAGCAACACTGTGGCGGTTTTGATTACACCAAGCGGCTCCGACATTGCTCAGTTCGTTGACGCCGCTACCGTACTGGTTACCCTTACACCTTCTGGCAGCGACACCGCACAGTTTACTGACGCCAACACACCCTACGTCGATATCACGCCTTCCGGCTCCGACACAATCCAAGCTGTTGAAGCCAATACGGTGTACGTGCTGATTACGCCTTCCGGCAGCGATATCATCGTCGCCGTTGAGAGCGCGACAGTCTACGTTGATATCATCCCTAGCGGTACAGAGTTCATTGAGCATACTGACGCAAACACGGTGTATGTCGATATCAGTGTGGCTACGTCAGACATTGCTCAGTACACAGACACAGGGACGGTTATCGTTGGGATTTCCCCGTCTACCAGCGATATCGCAGCTTTCACTGAGAGCGCGACCGTCCCTGTGCTTATCACTGTATCTAGTACAGACACGGCTCAGTACGTTGACAGCAATACCGTGTACGTACTGATTACACCGTCTAGCAGCGATGTTGCGGTGTTTGTTGACTCTGCAACTGTTTACGTCGATATTGATGCATCGGCGCAGGAGAGTCAGGCTCAGCCAGGTGACAACGCAGAGGTCTATATCCTTCTTACTCCGTCAGCAACTGACACGGCGCAATGGGTCGATAGTAATACAGTCTACGTACTTATTACGCCTAGCGCAACCGATGTTGCTATCTTCGTTGATAGTGCTACGGTCACAGTCTCGCTCTCACCTAGCGGTACTGAGCAACGGACAAGTGACGATAGCGACAGCATCTACGTCGATATCCAGCCAAGCGGAAGTGACGTGTATATTCCGGCTGTCGGGTACACCGACTCCGACACGGTACGTGTCCTTATCACTCCGATCACCACCATAGAAGTTCAGGAGGCAGTTGATGCAGCTACCGTTGTTCTACGAATCACTCCGACAACAACGGATATCGCAGCGTATACCGACAGCGACACTGTTAGCGTTCTCATCGCCCCAAGTGCTACAGAGGCTAGAACGAGTGTTGACAGCGACACAGCCTACGTCGATATCGTACCTTCAGGTACAGAAATCCAAACAGCCGTCGGAGACACTGGAACAGTTGGTATTGTTCTAACGCCGACTAGCAACGAGAACGCCGTTTGGACTGATGCAAGTACAGTTAACTTCGGTATCATTCCTAGTGGTGACGAGTACCAAACTTCGCTTCAACAGGACGCAGCTACCGTGTACGTCGATATCCGAGTGGTCATCCTGTTCTCGGTCACAGGCGTTATGTTCAAACGGTGGACTACGGTTAGTATGACGCGCCGCTGGTATGCTAGTGTCTTTGGCAGGTACGAAGGTGTCATCACAATGCCTTACGAGGAGTTGATGCACGTATGACAGTTAACACCGGAATGGTCATCGACGTTCTCGTCGGCAGTAAGGAGACACTGCTAATTGACCTGGACGATGCTCTTAATAATCTCTCTGATCTTAGTTTGGCTGGCGCTGAATTCAAAGTGAACGCGAAGCGCACCGGTACTCTCATGCAGAACTGGTCTGCGATCCAGACCTATCTTGACAAGCCTATGAGAGCTGGTTGCCTTGTTGATACTAGTATGCCTGGTAACTGGGCTACAGGTCGATACGAGATTCGCTTGCGTTTTACCTCTAACCTCGACACGCCGATCGTCGGCCCGTTTGAGTTCTCGGTCAACCCATGAGCATTCTTGACGCAGGAATCCAGCAGGACGTTCTTTTCGAGCGTATCGGGTACGAACCCCATAGCGAAGGTCAGTGGGAAATCCACACTACTACCGCTAGGTTCTGTATCCCCTGCTGTGGACGCCGTTGGGGTAAAAGCCAGTCTGCTGGTCATAAGATGACTCAGAAGATGTTTGTGCCTGATACCGTTAACTGGATTGTTGGGCCAACCTACAAACTAGGAGAAAAAGAGTTCCGTGTCGTGTGGGACGACTTTAAAAAGCTCAAGCTGCTTGACAAGTGCAAGAAGGCATACAACAAAGTCCAAGGCAACATGTACATTCGGACTCCGTGGAACGCACTGCTTGAGGTCGTATCTGCTGAGAAGCAGGAGTCACTGGTTGGTGAGGGTCTGGCCCACGTAATCATGTCTGAGGCTGCTAAGCACAAGATGAGTACTTGGCAGATGTACATTGAGCCTGCGCTGGCAGACAAGCGCGGCAGTGCTGACTTCCCAAGTACTCCACAGGGGTTCAACTGGTACAAGGGTCTTTACGACATGGGGCAGCATCCCGACTTTCCGATGTATCAGTCGTGGCGCTTTCCTACTTGGTCTAACAAGGCTGTCTTCCCTGACGGACTGGAAGACCCTGAAATCGTCCGTATTCACTCGCAAGTCTCTGAGCAGTATTGGCTGCAAGAGTACGCTGCTGAGTTCACTACGTTTGCTGGACAGATTTACCCCGAATTCAACGAAATGGTGCATGTCCGGCCTATCGAGTTTAATCCAGCTTGGCGCAACTACCAGGCATGGGACTTCGGATACAACGACCCCACAGTCGTACTCGATATCATGGTCGATCCTGCCGATAACGTGTACGTGTGGCGTGAGTACCAAGTCAGCGGTAAGAGTACATGGGAGCATGGCTGGATTATCAAGAATAGAGAGAATCCTGACGGCTACCACATTAACGCCATGTTTGCCGATCCTCGCGGTAAGGATCAGATCGAAACGCTTAAGCTCGTTCTCGGTCATCTTTACGCTCAGGACGTAGAGGGAGGATGGAGCGCAGGCGTCGAAGCGATCAAGCGTTGGCTTAAGCCACAAGACGGCGGATTGCCTAAACTGTTCATTGATCCGAGCTGTATCCACCTTATCCGGCAGATGACCACTCTTCGCGCTAAGGAAATGATCGAGGGTCGTAACGAGCGTCCGGGTCAACACGACTATGACGACCACGGCCCTGATGCACTGCGTTACTTCTTTAACCACTTTGTCGTGATGGGCCAAGGTATGACACTAGAGTCCGTATATTCTGGCGAGTATGCGAAGACAGAGGCCGCAGGCTTCTTCACGTATAACACCGGTATCTCTCTCGGGAACAGGATAGGCTTTTAGTGGCGCTTACACCTACACTTTCAAAAGAACCCCGTAAGCAGGTTACGGGTACTTCCTACGAAAGCAAGCCTGCTGTTCCTCCTGCGCCTAATTCGTATAGCGAGATAGGATCGCAGACCGCCTCAGCGATTAGAGAGATCGTACCTGAGCTAGCGACCGCTACTCAGCGTACTCAGACTTACAAGAAGATGAAGCGTAGCGACGCTTCAGTGCGTTCATCTCTTAGAGCGGGTAAGGCACCTGTCCTCGGTGCCGAGTTCTTTATCCAACCGTTCGATGAATCGCCGGAAGCAATGATCGCTTCGGAGTTCGCAGCGTTTAACCTGTTTGAAGCTCCGACAGTTCCGTGGCTCGTTAACCTCGCTAATGCTTTGACAGCGTTGGAATACGGAGCCAGTGTTTTCGAGCCTGTGTACGAATTGCGGGAATGGGCACCTAAGCAGACACAGCCCACAGCTAACCGCAAGAAGTTCACGATGCTTCGTAAGCTCGGTTTCCGTCCAGCGAGTACCATCAAGTCGTTTGACTATGACGACAATGGTGGGCCAGTTGGTATCACACAGAATGCGATTAACAAGACTGGTAACGTCAAAGAGGTTAAGATCCCAATTGAGAAGCTTGTCATCTTTACGTTCGACGGTGAGGATACTGGTTTGGAGGGCGAGAGCATTCTTCGCTCTGCTTACCAAAACTGGTTCTATAAGACCACTCTCTATAAGATTGACGCTATTCAGAAAGAACGTCACGGTATCGGTATCCCCGACGTTGAAATCCAGGCAGGAGCCAGTACGACCGATAAGAAGCTCGCACATGAAATGGCGCGTAACCTCCGCACCAACGAGTACAGCTACATTGTGCGTCCACCTTCTCTTAAGGTCGGATTCGCTAAGCCCGAAGGAAACCTGGTTAACGCCCTGGAATCAGTCTCACACCACGACGACATGATTATGAAGAATATCCTCGTTCAGTTCCTCAACATGGGACTCGGCNGCGGTGGNGGCGGTAGAGCCACAAGCGCCACAGCGGCGGATATCTTCCTTAAGGCCATGTCGTACATTGCGAACAGTTGGTGTCAGGCTCTCAACCTTTATCTCATTCCTCGCCTTATCGCGTATAACTTCCAGACCGATAAGTTCCCGAAGTTGTCCGTTAAGAACATCGGCGAGACTAAAGACTTCCAGATGTGGAGTGCTGGTATCCGCAATCTCGTGGATGCTGGCATTATCACGTACAGCCACGAAACCGAGCAATACGTGCGCGGTGTGGCTGACATGCCTGCTCGCCTTAGCCCCGTTAGCGCCGAAGAACTGTCGATCACCCAGGGTACAGGTAATATCCCTGGCAGCGGAGAGACTAGTGGCAACGTGGGCAAGTCCGATACGTCAGGAGCGACTTAATGCCCTGGATCGTTAAAAAGGAAGGTAGCGAGTATTGCGTGTTTAAGAAGGGTGGCGGCAAAGTCGCCTGCCATAAGACGCGCAAGGAAGCTACGCAGCAGATGCGTGCTTTGTACGCTAACAGCAAAGAATTCTCTGAAGTTGCTGAAGGTCTGCTTACTATGCTTCGTCCTCTCCGCTTTTCGGAAGCTGAGGTTAAGGGCGATAAGCTAGTCAAGTGGATTCAGGCGTTTCCGTACGGACAGTGGGATCACCCCATTTGGGGCATGACCTACTTTAGTAAGCATAACGCGGAAACCATGAAGATGAACTTCAGTGAGCGGGTTCACGGTAAAGATATCCTTACTACTGACTTTGAGCATGGTATGGATATCTCGAAGGGTACGAAGTCTTCGGGTAACATTCTCGATATGGACGTTAGGGAAGATGGTATGTGGTGGCTCGTTGAGTTCACTCCTACCGCTACCAAGGAAATCGAGGATGGTGAGTGGAACTACTTTAGTCCCGAATACTACGAAGTCTACGAGAACCACATGAATGGTGAGATTCACGCCGACGTTGCTACTGGCGGCGCTCTTACCAATAAACCGTGGATCAAGGGCATGATGCCCATTAACCTGTCAGAAGTGCTTGTGGATAAGGGGGTGCTTAACAGGGACGAACAGACTGGTGAGGTTGCTTGGCAGGAACACCACGATCCTGACCAAGACCCTGACCAGCAGCCTAAGCCGGAAGACCCACAAGGAGGGGATGATCGTTTCCATCCTAACCCCCTTCCGGTGCAGAAGGAAGCAGACGAAGAACAGGAGGCTAGCGTGGAGATTACCGCTGCTATGCTTACTGCACTCGGTTTGCCTGAAGATGCTACGGAAGAGCAGGTCGAGGCTGCCATTACTACGGCGGCTGCGGCGCTTACCTCCACTCAGGCCGACGAGGAAGCAGCTAAGCTATTTAGCGAGCGTTTCCCCGAGCAGCACCGCATTATGACCGAACAGGCCACTGAGCTTGAGAGGCTTCGTAAGAAGGATGCTGAGCGGGATGCCGAGTTGTTCGGTAAGTCGTTCTCCGAGTTCGTTATCAAGGTCAAGGGCGAGACTGACGGCGATGACGGTGACGACGGTGGCGACGAGGTTGAAGTTCGTAAGGGCTTTTCGGCGCTTGTGTGCGATCAGCTCACTGAGCTTCATAAGAAGTTCTCGGAGGGTGTGGCTACCCCTGACGATCTTAAGCCCATCCTTGAGAAGATCGTTGCCGGTGACGGCATCGTGGAGTATGGCGAGCGTGGTTCTCGTACGGAGGATACGGACGAGACTCAGGCTGCTAACCCGCAGGAGGCCGCAATCAAGCTTAGCGAGATTGCTACCAAGCTTCAGAACGAGGCTGGTGGCCCCGATAAGCTGAGTTGGGGCGATGCGCTTGCTCAGGCTTCTAATCAGAATCCCGAGCTTGCGAAGCT